TTCGCCATTTAATAGCGACTTGAACAACATTCAGCCGCGGATCGGGGCGGCGTACCAGATCAGTTCGAAAACGGTGCTGCGTGGCGGGTGGGCCATTTTCTACCTCGCGCCCACGGATAGCGGCCTCACGTCGGGCTTCAGCCAATGGGTCAGGCCCTTGCTCGTGTTTGCTTAATGAAAGGTAGGATTGGTTATCAGCCCCAATATTGAAATTGATAAAAATGTCATAGCCATAGTGGCGAGCATCATCCCAAGTCGGTGGAAGTATCCGGATAAGGTTTTTCCCCTCCTTTGGTTTCCACTGTTTATATTTAGGCTTGATGAAGGTGTCATAATTGCCACCTTTCATATTCGCCCGCTCTTTCAACGTTTCCTTGTCACGCTTTTGATATCTAAAGCCACGCTCTTCCTTCTTAGCCATTACCACTCACCTTTCACATATCGGGTTGTACGCTTAATCAACTCCTCCTTATGTCTAAAGAAGGAAGCTATAAATGAATGACCTAGCAGGTAAATGATGCATCCGGCATAGATCATCAGATATAGAATTGTTATAGTATCCATCATTTGCCTCTAGCTTCCCTCGCATTAGACATACGCATGCGGTTTGCATTGTAGTGAGAAGCTTCTGTAGCTTTGGTAGGTTTTATGGAAGAGGCCTCATAATAGTTGGATGAATACAAAGAAACAAGGTCACGGAGCATATAGCTGCGTTGTTGAAATGCTTCTTTGAGGGCTAGAAGCTTGTCAGCGTTAGTTTTAGCTTCCAAATAGGCATTAAAGGCTTTCTCATGCTCATTGCTGCATTGAACACAGTTTTGAACCATTTTTTCAGTGACTCTGGCATCATTTTTAGATAGTCTTTTGCGCCACATGGAATCCATTTCAGCATCCACGGCTGCAAGCTCTTCTTTGGCTCCGTCACGCAGGGCAATGGCATCAGTTAACACTTCACTTATGGTATAGAATAGGACGGGCTGCCTGACGACTTCATCGTCAAGAATTGATTTGTCAATAGCAAGATGCTGCTTAAGTTCCGGTAGCGGGATCATCCACTGCTTCTGTCTCTAATTCAGGAATCGTTACTTCAAATTCAACAGCATGAGCCGCATCACCAACGGGGTCGAAATGCCATAATGGTGTTTGACCGTCCGTGAGAAGTTTGAACATTTGTGCTGCAGTTTTGTCACCGTCCCCATGCAAGACATACGAACCGGTATGTTTATCGAGGACAAGTACCCCTTTGACTGTGATCGTTTTCATGATTGACCCCCTTTAAGCATCTCACGCATACGATCATCTGTAATGTCAGGATTTTTCATTGCACAATCAAAACAGATATTTTCATTGTTGAGACCGTAAGGTCGTAGATCGTCTATTGTTCCACAAGCCTCACAGTAACCCATGCGGGGTTCTCGCCTATCCATAATAATCATATTTCCTTTACGTTCAAAGAGAGGTGGTACTTTTTTGTCAGCCATTTTGGTCTCCTATATTTGCTTCGATTACATCACGCCAAAATTCACGTTCTTCACGGCTTTTGGCTACCTTAAGCATTAGCCTTGCATGGCTAATGCGGTGTTCTCGACGCCATTGACGGTCAGTGAGTAGATATTTGTATAGGTCCATTTAACCATCCAGATTTAGAGCTAGGCCTATTGAGTAGAGAAGTGGGGCTAGTTTATCAGAGCTATAATACGGTTTTGAGAAAGCCTCAATGAGGCTCAGGAGTCGTATTGCTACTTTGTCAGCCTTTGTTCCTAGTAATACGGTAGCAAAGTAATTGGACAACATTATCCTACAACTTTCAGCTTCCTGTCCTTCAAGAGTTTTCACGTATCTGGTAGCTTCGGCCCATGAAAGGCCTTTTCCTGCAACAAGCCATCGTGCGAGGTCTATGATTTCCTTACTTTGCCCAGCATCTCGCATAATCGCGCGTGCATCAGCAATTGTTGTACATGAAAGGCATTCTTCAAGAAATATGAGCGCTTGTCTGGGGCTGCCATTGCAATTTTCAGCAATAGCTTCCAAGATTTCGTCTGAAATTTCAAATTGCTCTGCATCTGTCACCTTGATAAGTAGTTCAAGAATGAGTTCTTCTTTTAGCGGCTTTAAATCATACCGCAGGAAACGGGTTTGGATGGCTTTAGGTACTTTTGCTATCTCAGTGGTGCAAAAGGCGTAATAGACATGTGCCGGTGGTTCTTCTGTTGGTTTTAACAGTACTGTCCATGCAGCTGATGAAAGCTTTTGGCATTCATCTAGAATTACGAATTTGACAGAACTTTCACCTATGGCCCTGTACATGAGTGAGGTAACCAAAGCCCTTATATCTTCAGCTCCAGATTTGGATGCGCCGTCATATTCAATCAGGTTTGCAACACCTTTACCAGCTACTGCATTAGCTAGAATGCGAGCTAAGGTAGTTTTGCCTGTACCTGCTGGCCCCACGAATAAAAATGTATGCGCTCGTCCATCTTTAATTACTTTTTTCAAAGATCGGACAGCTGTTATTTGCCCCAAGACGTTATCAAACGTCTCAGGACGATATTTGGTGTGCAAGCTCAACGATAGTACCCTCCGAGCCAGACACCTTGTTCTTGTTCAAAGGTATAATCTTTGATGATCAGTTTGGCTTCATCATAAATTGCGATTTCATTTCTTTGAGCTAAAAGGTTATTTTTTAATATTGAAACATGATGATCGAGCATAGTTTTTATAACATCTTTACTACGTTTGGTTTTCAACCTTTTAAGAACTTTTTCAAATTGTTTAATTTGATTTTCCATCTCCCAAATTCGTTTATGACAGTTTACAATTTCAAGATTAAAGAAAGTATTAGCACCTTGGATAAGGTCCAATTGATTGAGACTTAAATTTTGAGGGGTACTTAAAGTAGCTTCAATAGTCTGAACAAAGAACATGGTTATGCGTTGCATGGCAGTAGCAATAGTGTTGTCTGGATTATTATTGTCAACAACACCATCTCTGTCAAACCTGCGACGTTTTTCAGGGTCAAGCAAGATCAAATGTGCTTGTTTGACTTCATCGAATTCATCAGTGGAGCCACCACCGTCAGGGTGTGCAGTGCGTGCTGCTTCTCTATAGGCAGCATTTATTTCTGCTTCAGTTGCATTTTTTTCAAGACCAAGAATTTTGTAGGGATCATCGATCATTTTGGCTGAAAGTCCTTAAGTGGATTAGTACCTGCTGACCCATGATAAATGTCATAATCTAATTTATCAGTTAGTGGCTGTAAGTAGAAGTCTGCACAATCACCGGAGTGGCGATCATGAAAGACTACGTCTCCTATTAATACGTAATCTCCGTGCAGCATCCCTCCACCCCAATAGGTAGGTACCCACTCAGTCATCAGCCTCTTGTTACAGAAGCCGCAATTGAACCAAACTTGTTCACGGTTGAATTTTGGGAATTTGTCACACTTCTGGCACATGATTATAAATCTTTATGACTGTAGAATTTGCCAATTTCATCCATTTCAAGCCAATTGTTACCGATTGAGCATTCAACTGACATGGGCACGTTGATGAAATCATACCCCGGATTTAACATTACCCGGTATATGGTTTCAATTGCTTCTTCTAATATTTGAGGATTGTCAGGGATGGCAAAAGTCAAATCATCATGGATGTTCATGATAGGATGTAAATACCAAGCACCCATGTCAGCAGCACGAATAGATAAAGATACCATAGCTCTACAAACAATGTCGCAAGCCACAGATTGTATAGGATAATTGATCGCTTGTGGTCTGCTAAGCGGGTAATGATGCCTACGGCCTGTTGGGCTTTCGACATAACCGTTTTCATAGTAGTCATTGACAAGCTTCCTTTGCCAAGTATGGACACCACTGAAGTATTTCCAGAATTCTGTGAACAGTTGTCTGATGATTGGTTTAGGTGCTTCTACCCCGGTAGCAGCGGTTAAATATCCTGCAACTGAATCTTCAGCTGCGCCAAAGAAAGCTGGAAATACGAGCTTGTTCTTTATAAGGCTTCTGAAGGTTTTCATTGTAGCTTTGTCAGTGAGCATATGCTTCCCACCTATGTAGGCAGGGTGAAGGAATGCGGCACGTTGTGCCCACTCCATATGCATATCATAATCTTCCCACAAAGCTTTAATGAAGATTTTATCCTTGGAGCACATAGCCCCTGTGCAACCTTCTAGTTGCCCATAGTCAAAGGAAACAAATACACACCCTTTTGGGGGCACTTGCTGCTTGCGTACCCATGCATCATTTCGTTTTGGCCAATTCTGCTGATTTGGTTCGTCTGAGGAGGTGCGTCCTGTTTCAGCAAAGGTAGTATTAACGGCTGGATGGATTTTACCATCAGGCCAAATAAGCTTACCTTTGCCGTATTCAAATTCATCAACATAGGTTGATTTCAATTTGCTTCTGTTTCTAAAGTTTTCAATATCCTTGGCAAGTGGATGTTTAATTTTTGTTAAAGTTGATTTGTCAACTGTTTCTTTTCCTTCTGAATTAAGAAGGGAATTACCAACTTTAATGTATTCTTTAAATATCTTGATAACATTATGTTGGGATGCAGGGTTGAATATTGTTTCTTTTTTAATAAAGGCTTGGACTTCAGGATAATTTTTGATTCTTTTTTCAATTTCTGCAATCTCACCTCCAAGCCTAGCCTGCATTTCCTTATTTTGTTGACGATCAATATCAATACCAATTGACCGCATTAAAGCGACGGTTGGTTGACGCGCCATTGCCTCTCTATACGCATCATGTAATCCCATAGCCCGGAGTCGGTCAGTTTGATTATGGAAAAGACGTAACGTATATTTGGTGTCCGCACCGTTATAGAGTAGCGTTTCATCCAGATCGGCTCTGGCCATATTTTTCCGGTCAAGCTTGAATAGTGCCTTGAACGCGATCCCGAAGTGCTGCCTAACGAGAAAGTCCAAAGCTTGATACGGGTTGGGCTGGAATTGCTCATCGTTACCGCCGCGTTTACCTCGACGTTCATCGAGGAAATGAGACTGCATCATAGTGCATTCCCAGTTATCATGCCAAATGACGTCTTTTCCTAGTAAAAAAATTAACCATTCACATTCAAAAGGGGCATTGTGAGCAATGATGATGGTTTCATCTGTGAGTAAGTTGCCTAATGCTTCTTTAAGAGAACGCTTTTCAGCTGGTGTCCAGCCAGCCTTGGGGTGGTCTAAGGCAAAAGCAAAATTGGTATTTTCAAAGCTAATGGCTATTGTCAGGACAATAGCCCCGGCTTGGTAAGGGCTTAAATTGTCGCATTCTAAATCAATAGCTTTTTCAGGGGCTTTGCGGGCCTCACTGATAAGCCTTAAAACTTGGGCTAGTTGACCTTGGGTGCGCCCATTAAAACGCTGTATGCCCGTCCTAGCCCCTTGTGGCGTGTCAATTATGGGGGTTGGCAAGCTGTTTGCTAGTGAAATGGCCCGAGCTACATCAAATTTGAGGCAATGCCCTAGTTTGCTACGAAGAGGTTGTGAATCGTCATAGGCAGTGTCAATGATATGTTGAGGATGGTATGTGGGCAAGAACCAACACTTATGCCTGCCTACCTGAACAGCAAAAACACGCCCCCTCAGGCCTATCATGTCGCTACTTTTCAATATCCATTGTAACGGTAAAATACCTAATCCGAGTAATAGTTTTGGTTTTGCACGTTCAATTGATTTCGTGACCAAGCCACGGCAAGCTTCCATGGCCACCCATTGTGGTATAACGTGATCATGGTCAAAGTCTCGAATAACATTGTCAAAGGAATAATTGCTATTAGTATCCAGCAAAGAAGTAAGTAGTTTGCCAACTTTACTCGTAAAGGGTCTGCCTTTTTTATCATCCTCATGATTTGGTTGATCTCCAAGAATATAGATATCAGTTTGTTCATTTAAATCAGGTACCATCTTTGGCGTGCAATTGTTTGTCTTATCTAACGGACATGCTTTGCAGCCCAGCCTGTTAAGGCTGTCTTTAGACGCTTGACCGGCCTGCGTTAGCTTGGCCGGTGTGCCTCCACGTCTCGTAGGCTTGGCTTTTGTTTGAGTAAAGAAAAAACTCATATTTTGATTTTGACAGCTTGCTTTTTAACGGACAAAGTTACTTTATATTCACGCAGCCGCATTCTTAATGCATTATCCTTCTCAATTTCTTTTAAAGGAATCCATTCCCCTGCAATAAATTTGGCTACCCAATCATCTGTTGTCATTTTTAACTACCTTTATTTATTGCCACTGCTTCTGACTTCTCTTCAAAAGTGCACCTGTTACAAAGTACAATTATCTGATCGTCAGATTTGGCCCTCATATGATCACGTTCTAATTGTTCAATATGTTCTTCATACAATTGTTGCACTATCTCAGAACATTTCAAACAACGACAAAAAATATACATTGGCATTTCAATCCACCCTTCTTGTCATTTCTTCAACGTAATGATCCCAACAAAGCAGACGTTGCCCATCAAGGAAAATCAATGCATAGTTATCGCACAGCTCACATTTGCCTGAGTGCATCTTGGGTTCTGACTTTACCCACCACTTCCATATCCAGCTAAGGTTCATGACATATTGCTCACAAGTTTAAATACGTCAGGGGCCTCAAGGATAATGCATTTTTCAAGGATGGCTATTTTCTCACAGGATTCTAAAGCTTTCTGTAGATGATTAGCATTAATGTTGACTATCACGTCTGGATGCCCCTCTAGTTTGAAATCATCTTTGATTTCACCCATATGGGTTTCAGTTAACAGCATCATCTTATTCTTGGTAACGGTAACGATGGTTTTTTGACTTTCAGGATCAGCTAATACACGAGCACGAGATAAGGCTTCGGAAAAGCCATCGGGTATGGCTGGATGTTGAATTGGAACGCCTTGGACAGTGCTTTTAATCAACTTCACAAAATCAATTGGTTCACTGATTTCAAGGATACGCCCATAGACTGCCCAAGCACCAAAATCAGCGAATACCCAATCAGTGTTAAAGCGTAAGAAGCCGCCTGTCATAGTCAGTGAAGACCATAACCTAACTACAGCTTCACAAAAGGCTGTTGGTAGCAACACTCTGTTCTTGGCTTTGTTCTTCAATTTAATGCGGGTGAGACAATCTCCATTGCAGGAATACATTAAGTCGTTTTCAAGGGTGATGCCCAGTAATGCGGCTTGTGTGGTATCTGACGATACAGTCTCCAAGCATAGTCTAAGGGCTTCAACGAAACTTTCTGTAACCTGCAGCTTGAAATCCCAATCATCTTTTGGTTCCTTGAAAAGGAAATTTTCTTTAGGTTGAAAGGGGAGTTTACTGACAGTTTTGCCAAGTTTGAGAATTGCTGTGTCGTGTTCAAGTGATAAGTTTAGTGTTTCAGCATGGCTGTTGGATAGTAGTCCAAGTAGGGTATTACCATGGATGCCAAATGATTCTTCAGTATCAGCTGGGCCTAAGATAGCTATGGTGTCGTTATACGACGATACAAATCCTCCAGTAAAAGTAAAACATTGGAAGATTGGAATCATGTTGGTAGCGGCTAGGGCGGGTTTTACAAGTTCTAGTGTTTGGACTAATTCAGCTCTATCCATTTAATGGGCTCCAAATGCATGAAGAAGGGCTTCAGCAAAAGCTTGTGCTATTCCACTAATGAAACCAAAAACAATTATCTGCACCCATGTAACTTTTATCATTCTGGAGTCCTAAATATGAGTAAATTCTCATGACGAGGTACAAGCTTCTGCCCTTTCCATGCGTTACTGGCGCGTACTGCTGCTGATGCGAAGTTTTTAGACAGGATGATGTTTTGCCAATACAGGAAACCTGCTTCACGGAAGTTCTCAACTGTATCAGAAGGGAAATCAACCAACTCACCGTTTTTGTCCCTGAATAGCCCAACAATGATACATACGAAAGCACCGGGTTTCATTCTCTCTCGATGGGCCTGTGCACAACGCCACATGGCAGCATTGAACTCGGCATAGCTGCCAAGGTTGCTGATATCGTCGTCTTGATCACTATACTTTTCCAAATCAAAATAAGGAGGACAGGTAATAGCGCAATCGAAATACTGATTAGTATGTAAAACGCAGCCGTCTCCTTTGACATAAGTTACTCCCTTGAGTTTTAATCTTTTGAGAAGAGCTTCATTTTCTTCAATTTGTTCAGAACGGATTTCAAACCCTGTGTATGAATGGCCCATGATAGCCGCAACAAGGCCACGTGGAGGCCCACCTGCAAAAGCATCAACAATATGACTGCCCTGTGGGCCAGCGTAACGGACAATGATCATCTCCATGAGTGGGGCTGGGAATACACTGTGGGTCCCTGTGTAGAGGCTTTGGTGGTCAGTTCTGAAGGTTTGATTACGAGTACCACTATGGCCAGTTTCACCTGTCAATCTACGCCAATCACGAACACGACGTTTGATGATTTCATCAACTTGCCAGATGGTAGTGGTTGTACTGAACCAATCTCGGCCCTGTGAGGGCCGGACATAGGCTTGTTGTGGCGTTATGAGCAAAGGGTGACTATGTTTCAAAACCTTACCACTGGCTTTGTCTAAACGCTTAAATAACACGTTAATCATCCTCCTCTACCCAACGTCGCTCACGTGGAGGAAATGGAGGTAGAGGATAAGGGCCTTCACCTCTATGGTATCGTGGCCCTCTACAATCACCTTCAAAGATACAAGGTATGACCTGAGGACCACGGCGGGGCCATGGGGGCATGTATCGCCTTTGTTCATCTGGCCCCCATTCACGTGGGTCTGGCCCATTGCCATAGGGTGGATAATATTGAGCTTTCGCAGGCACAATCAGAGTCACTAGCGTTGCTAAAGCTAAGGCATAACGTTTCATGTAGTTTCCTTTCTGGAAGTAGGGAGACAGACCTTAGCCATGTAGTGTGACCACACTCGATGCCTGCCTCCCCCTTATTGGCCTAACGCGGGGGAGATGAAAGGCCAATCCTTATTTAATCCCTACGATGGATTTAAATTTGTCCCTGATACTTTTAAGTGCTTGCTGATATACAGGGTCAGCAGCTCGTTGCTGATAGAATAGTTTTTGCTGTGCGTGCCAAATCTTAATACGCTCAGGGTTTCCCTCGTACCAAACTTTAGCAGCTTCCAACCATTCAGCAAAAGCTTGCATGAATAGTTGTGGGGAGTCTTCATCCTTTGAAAACTTCTCAACCATTGTTTCAATGTGCTTCCAGTTTGGCTCAGAGCTGCCATAACCCTTGAGAGGTCCATAGCATAGATTTTCCATCTTTGAATAAGGGATACCCCGCATACAGCCATATGCCAGATGGCTGCTTCGGGCGTCTTCTTTCAAGGCATATCGGTGATCTCGATGTGACCAAAAAGCTCTTTCAGCGTAAGCAAGGGATATAGCCTTATTTTGTTTTTGACGTGCAAACTTAGCGTGCGTTTTCCATTTTTCCTCTTGTCGTCTGATGTATGTCATTTCAGCAGCAAGAGTGAACACTTTGACTTTCAGATGTGATCTCATATTCTGTTCCTAGAGGTTTGTGGGGTTATATGAACTATTTTTCAGGTCTCTAGGAGGCCCTCTTGGTAATCTACCAGAAGTGACGCATGGCCTTACCTCCGTTTGATTTGTAGTTCATTGAACCGGGTTGCCGGTATGCTGCCGGGTTATTTCCGTGTGGAAGAGATTTCAACGTATTTGAATGAGCTATCTTTCGCTCATTCAAGACTTTTTGTTTTCGTCGTAGTATCTTAGCCATAGTATCTCCGGTTATGGTGCTCAGTGGGGGAATTGCACCCCCACCACGCGGGGTTAGAAGCCCTGTAGTCCACTGAGGCTGAGCTATTGCTTTTTAGCCTCTTCCTTCTCTTCATCAGACCAATCCATAGTAGCACTGGCCCCAGACCCATAAACAGCACGTTTGCTACCCATCTTACCCATTGTACCCCTCAAGTTTCTTGTTGAGGAATTTACACTTTGACCTGCAAGGGCACCATAGGAAGTTGCTTGTGCTGCATTGTCAAAGTTGGCACCGAGGAAAATTACCTGCCAACCTTTGGCACGACAACCATCCAACATTTTCTTGGCTGCTATCGTACCTTGGGGGCCGGGTAGTTCCTTGCTGTCATTTTCCTGACCATCAGTCATGATGATAAGAGCAAGTTTGTCGTATTTTCCAGTTTCAGCCAAAGATACAATCTTTGCAGTTGCATCATTGAGGGGCGTCATGCCACGGGGCTCTGCGTCCTTGTTATCTACAGGCCTCCAAGTTTCAGGGGTAATCCGGTCACGGATAATTTCAAATCGTAGACCATTAACCCCATCAAAGGTAGCAAGAGTGACACCTGTATCCACCTTCTTGTCTGCTAGTTCTTTGACATAGGTGTTGATGGCTCCAAGGGCTTCAGCCCATTGGCTGCTCATGGAACCAGATCGGTCGAGTAGAATAAAATCATGTTGTAGCATAGTTTACTTCACTTTCTTTTTTGCTGGTGTTGCTTTTACGGGGGCCTTTTTACCAAGTTCTGATTTGTGTGTCAGTTTGATAATATGGCCTTCCTTTTCCATCTTATGTCCGTTAGCAACACAACGACCTAAGATGTTGTAGTAAGTGCCTCCAAGTTCTCTTTTTACTTCAGATGCGGTAGCACCTTGTTCAAACAGAGCCAAGGCTTGAGAATTTTTACTTCCTTCCATGCAACCCCATTTATCAAGAATAACGTCTTCATCACTGTGAAGTGGATGGAATTTTGCAGGAGCTGGTTTGGGTTTTTTAGGTTCGGGTCTTGGAACTTGTCTGGCAAGTCTGCCTGTCATCTTAGCTTTATTTTTAGCTTTGAGAGTTTTTGGTTTTTCCTTTAGAATTTTCACTAAAGGTGGTTCATCTGCTTCTTCAGGTTCATCCTCAGTTTCAGTTTCTTCATCGTGAGGCAATTCATCACCTACTTCTGAATCTTCATCAAGAACTTCACCTGTCTCAGGATCAACAGTTTCATCCTCAACCTCAGCTTCTTCTTCAGAAGCTTCATCTTCAGTTTCACTTTCAAACTCAGATTCTTCAATAGAATCAAGTTCGTCGAAGTCAACTATTTCTTCATTTTTTGAGTTATGAGCTTCTACTGCCGCATTTACCCAAAGGGCAGTATCATCTGTCAAAGCGTCGAAGTCATCATCCGTCAATTTAGCCACGGCATTCAGGATGGATTTGAGGTAATCCTGCCGATTGGCATATTTTTGACGTGCTTTGTAGCCGGTAGCTTCTATTAGCTCACGTTCAATGTCGTGCATTTTACCCTCGAGAATCAGGAGTTAGCGAAGTAGTTTCGCAGTTCACCAACGGGGTTGGACATTGACAGGGAAAAGCGCCTTTTCAAGCGCATATTGTAGTTTTCTCTCTGATGCATTGTCCTAGTTGGTCTATCTAGCTTGAGCCTAACTCTGCCGGTCGTCAAGGCCTGAAGAACGGTTTTTAACTCATCTGGCAATTCATCAAGGAGCAATGCCAAATGCCCATAATTGGGGGTACCTTCTAGGTGTAATGCATCAATCACTTCATCTAGGAATACATTTTGGTCAATGACGGATTTTTCCTTCAAGCGCTGCTTGTCAATAAACATTCTATTCAATGAAGTTTTATATAAAGTAAAAAAGTGACGCATGTCTTTTACAATGGGATACTTCTTTTCAAGGGTATAAAATAATACCTTTGCATCTTGCATGATATCATTGAATTCTTCTATCCTGTCAAAACGCCAGAGGTTTTTCTGGATTTGTTTTGAAGTCCAAATTTCAATTTGTTTTGACCAAACGGGATGCCACGTTAACTGAGCACGTTTTTTCATGGTGAGGCCCCTTAGGTGATATGTGGGGCGGTGAAACTGTCAAAGTAACAGCACAGAAGTCAACAGCACTAGGGTTTGTGGGAGGAACGCCTCCACCACGCATTATCTCGTGCTATGCCTTTAGGTACGCTGTTTCCTGTTTTTTGAATAAGCCGGGCTAATCCACTGACACCCCACCAGCCTTGGAACATTCTAGTTGTCAAATAATCCAAATTTTCGTTATCTAATTCACCGGGGTCATCATAGCCATCAGGTAGGTTAGCTACTTTGGCTCCTATCCATTCAGCTAAATCATTGGCGGGTTTTTCTGCTCCATGGTCAAATAAAATCCATGTTTCATTAAAGTTTTTCTTTAATGCTCGGAGTAGTGCTATCTGACTAATTGTCACTGATGTTCCAAATGTGCATGTAGCTCTGATTTCCTTATGAAGGAGATCTTTGCAATCAAAATTGTGATTATCAACTCTAATGGCATCAAAAGGACCTTCTGTAATAAAGAGACGATCACCTCCATACTTCAATTGATCGTAATTGAATATGAAAGCTTTGATATCCTCAGAACTGGCAAGATAACGAGGGGCATTTAGGAGTTTACCTAAAGCACGGCTAGTCCACCCAAGCAGTTCATCATTGTGCTTGATGGGGATGATTATTCTGTCTTTGTATTTACCTGTAAGGGCACATCGAAGATCGTACCGTTTAATAACGTCCTGTGGATGTTCATAACCACGGTTTTGTAAATATTCAAAGAAACGTTGAGTAATACCTCGCTTTTTAATATGATTAAAATCCCTGAATTGTGGCCCTGCTTGTTGAAGCCTAGCTTGCTTGGCTATATCCTCGTCATGTTCAATGGTACCTTTATTATCAGCTTCAAGAACTGCTAATGCAGCTTCTAGTGAATCTGGGTCACTATGGCTATATTGTTTGACTATGAAACCAGCTTGAGGGCTAGAACAGCCAAGGATAGCTTTTATGAGTGTTCTAGGAGATTTTCCCCTGTGATTAACATCTCTATGACATCCCCATTTTCCATTTTGAAGGTTAATGCCCAAATGCTCGGATGGATCTTCTTCACCACACATGGGGCATTGGATAGAGACTTCACCTCGTTTGGTATTTGGTCCACGAGAAACGTAATGAATGTTGTTTTCATCCAGAAACCTTTGCCAGTCCATTTTGCTTCTCTGCCTTTTTCTTGTAGTAGAATTTCAAAGCTGTATTGATTACTCTAGCTCTAAATTCAGGATCAGTTTTATAACGAAGCCGTATCCGTGCAGCTTTGCAAATTTTGCATGCACGGTATTTTCCCTTTTTCACTTTTATCCACTGTATGTTGCTGGCAATGAAAGGATGGCCTCTTTTGCAACGGTCCATGTTAATGCCTTATGCCAAAGCCAATTTTTCTCACTTCTGCCGTTTTACCCTGATTGAATAGCTCAGCCAAGCTGTAGCTTGGGTCTGCCTTTTTAAGAGGTGAGGGTAGGCTGCCTGCTAAAGCAGCGGCTTGTGCCTCGGTGTAATTAAGCAACCTTGTATGTAGGATACCAAAACATCTACCGGGCCTTATTAAGGCATCATCCACATTTTGAATGTCCAAAATGTTAGTGGTGAACACCATCTTTTTATTGGGTATTTTTATCAAGCCATCTGAAATATTGAGGAACCTAGACATCAATTTATTTCCATCTCGTTCACGGGTTGTCAAGACAGCATCAGCGTCCTCAACAATCATGATATCACCCCCAGTGATATCAACTCCCTTACCATAAATTGGTGCTGGCCCATCGTTATCCCCAAACAGGAAAGATTGAAAGGGGCTATCACGTTCCATTAAGCGTTCATCATAGATGATATGAGCGCTAAGCTTGTACTTAGTGATAAGGTGACGCAATAAAGTTGTTTTGCCAGTTCCTGGAGGCCCTGTTATCAGCAGTACAGATTCATTTGAATTCATGTAATCTTCAAGATATTGTTCAGGGTCTTCCAGACCCGGATAATATTCTTTCAGTATTTTGTCACCTACGGGGGATAGATAAAATTCTCTGGTGTCTTCACCATGTTTACCAATAAACCACCACTTAATAACTGGCATATGATTTTTAGAAAAATCACTGCCAAGTTGTTCAGAAAGCTGGTCAACCGTGTGGGGCCGTGCTGTAATATCTATTCTATACTTACAGACATCTCCATAATCTTCAATATTAATCCAAATTAATACTGGATGATTTCTCCAATCTCCAGTTACAATAACTGTACGTGCGTCAAGAGGCATTGTTATTCTTGCCTGAGCAAGATAGGATTTAAGTTTTAGTATTACATCCCTCTTTGTGTTTGTTGAAGTGCTTAAAGCTACTTCATACCTGCTGAAGAGGAAATCTCCTTCATTATCGGCAATAAATTGCTGACTGATTTGCTGCCACAAAGCAGTGTCTTGGAACGTTGAGTGTTCCATCTCAAACATATTTTTCTTCATAGTTTTTGTACGCCTTTCAGAAGTAGGTCTAGCAATTTCTTGCCTTGCATGTTTGCATAGAAGATACGTTCGTCTACTGTACCTTCCATGAATGGATCTATGATCCAGACTGGTTTGGTTTGTCCTGCGCGGTAAATCCTCTTCTCACCTTGTTGACGGTTGATTGGTGAATCTGGTTCTTCAAAAAAGAACATATAATTCGCGTGTTGGAGGTTGAGGGAGGTGGAACCAGATTGGTCGTTAAGAACCAAGACCCGGCAGTTGCCATCATCCCTAAACCGTCTAAGCTCGCCGAGTACGTCTTTTTGACCTGACCAGATTCGGGCATGTTTGATTTTTCGGGCTTTAAGCCGATCACTGATAAGATGGTTAGTGTGGACAAAATGATGAAATACCACCATTTTGGATTCTTGTGCCATTGCATCAATGTATTCCTCAAGCAAATCTAGTTTGGGGTTAGTGTCAAATGACACTTTGATCTTAGTGTCATTTTGACCCTCTACGGTCATGAAGCCAGAAGCCAACTGTCGTAGCTGCAAATAACTAGCCTCTGCTTGGCGGGTACCGCCTGCTTTCAAGGCAGCTATGAATTCTTCAGCCGCCTTGCTGATGTACCCTTCCATAGTTGTAGGAAGTGGCACTTTGCGTTTGATATAGCGCTTGACAGGAAGATCATGCATCTCACTGGCAGCATAGTGGATGGAGTTGTGTTTAATCACCTTGTTGAGAAGTGGCATTTTTCTCTTATCAAATACGTATTCATCGAATTTGGTAAAATAATTCCTTTTCTTAGTGAAAAAAGCTTCTTGAAATAGTCCTTTGGTATCTCCTAGGGTTTCACCAAAATCAATCAAGTAGAACTGTGCCCAAATGTCACCTACGTCCTTGCCAAAAGGTGTTCCTGATAGCCCCACCCCATATTCGCATTGGGCGCTGACAGCACGACACATTCGGTAGGTAAGAGAGTTAAGGTTGGAACACTTGTGTATTTCATCCGCCACAAAAGTATCAAAACCCATGAAAACCTTTCGGGTGTTTTTTGGGTCAATTGTCCATCCCTTTTTCTTTGAATTATCCTCAGATAGCATAGCTACAGCACTACTGTAGGCAATGACAAAAATGTCTCCATCACGTTCTTCAAGTGTGCGTAAATTCTGGATTGTGGTGCCCAATAACGGTACCAGTTTTAAAGCTGGTGTATGTTTCTTGCACTCTTCAATCCATGTATCCACGGCGGATACATATGGCACAAAGACAATAGCCAGAGGCTTCTCACCCAGTAGTTTACGTCTGAGGATGGAAAATAGGGTGATTAGTGTTTTGCCTCCGCCCATCTCAATATGAAGCATGAATCGTTTCAATTCAGTAACAAGCAAGAAGCAGACCAATTGATGCAACCATAAATTATCAAAACCCGGCAGGAGCTTTATTTCTGCCGAAAACTCTTCAAGCAAATCAGGCCGTTTAAGTTTCTTGAGCCAGTCATGGTTATCCATCTGACGTTCAAGGAACTTGGTTACGACCTTTTTGTTGATCATCAGTTAGGTCTGAGGATTTTCTTGGCGGTAGGCCCCAGTTGTCCGTTCTTGTGGGCTTGTTGAACTAATTCATAAAAATCAGCTGGAGGCATGGGGAACATGCCCGCGTCTTGCAGCATGATTTGGCCGTCCTCCTCAAACATACAAATGACAACGCAGGCTGTGGCATGGAGCTTACGAGTCAACTGTTTGGCTTCTTTAGTCATCTGAACCAAGAGCTCAGCCTTGTCACGAGCTGTTAGTTTTGGTTTTAGTTCGTCATCGGCCATTTGTCACCCATTTTCAGAATTTTAATTACATGGACACGTAGTTCATCATTATGGAGCAAAGCATGTGACATCCACCTGATCATAGGTGGAAGGTCTAGCCATGGGGAGCCTTCATATTGTTCAAGGCGGCCATCTGCATCAAGTAATAGAAGTGCTAGTGCTAATTTTTGCGCAGGTACTTCTTCATCAGCCTTTTTTAACCTAGCAACATCAGCTTGATTTAGTACTCTTTTAAGGTTATTCACTGTTTTTCCTTTCAGATAATTTTTGGACGTTGAAAGAGATACGGTTTTATTGGGATTATTTCACTTGTTTGACGTTGAAGTGTGTTTGCAAGAATTTGTAGTGGATGCAACTTTGTTGTTGCAATTTCAAACTGAGGGCCAAGCTTTTCCTTTAATTTAACTGGATCATTTGTACCAAAGTTTTTTACAAAGAACCTCATGGTTTGATATTGGCTATCAAGGTACATATACTGCGTGGTTTCTTCATAAGCAAAATCTACCCAGTCAGCACCTTTAAAAGATCGTGCATCAAAACCGAGGTTTGGATTGACAAATGAAAACATGAGTTTTGTGTTGTAATCTTTGATTAGTCGTTGACGTAACTTTCCCCAAAAGCGGCTAAAAGTGTTTTTAGGTGTCCAACGAAATGCAAAAAATCTAGAAAACATCAATACTGATTGTAGATCAATATGATCTTTTATTTTGTCTTTAACATGTTCAAGATCAAAATTTGCAATACTACCAATACAGGCAATTTTATCACTTCCTTTTATCCTTAATGCATAATGATGCCCGGGACGGTACGAGCCTACATAATGAAAGTTTTCATGATAGATTTTTGCATCATCTTCATTAAGTGAGCCGAATTCAAGATCATTCAATGAAACAGAATTTTCAGGCGGCCTCATCCATAATGCATAGGGGTGTTGTTTCTCTCTAACAAAGTTAGAGGCTTTTAAAACTTCTTCTTTAAAATCACCACTACGAGGTAGATGTAAAAGCAAACGACTACGCAAAGTCAGTGGGTCTATTTCCAATTTCTGTGCAACAGCAAAGATCTTTGCTTCGTGAATGCGTACAAGCCCAAGATAATCATCAATTGAATAATTCACTTCATTACACATGCTCTTCTTTCCTAATTTTGGCCAACGCACGTTGCGCAGTTTTGACTTCTTTTGAAGTATTTAGACCAGCTACCCTACGTTTGGCACGCAAGATGCGCAGTTCATGAAGATACCATTGTCTATCAAAGTAATACTGATCGCTCCGTTTAAGCTTGAGTCTAATCCTCTTCATTACGCTTTCCCCATCTGCCCCCAGCATGATCAAGTGGAAGGCCAACTTTGTGTCTATGTGCAATATTTTGCCATCTCGTACCCAATATTCTTGACCATTCCGCAATTGTTTTTATTTTATTTTTGAATGTTATTCGAACATTGTTTCGTTTATTATTTTCTTGTTCTAATTTTGTTGCCCATCGACAGTTATTTTTTGAATAATCTTTATTATTATCTTTTCTATCTAGAGACATTCCCTTAGGGCATTTTTTCATATCAAGTAGGAAATTTTCAAACTTTTCCCAGCGTTGACAAACATTAATCTTACGTCCACCATAATTTTTATTATCTTTATCTTTACAACGAAAGTGCATATCATACCACGCAGCATATTCTTTACGTGTATTAGGGGGGTATTTTTGATTCCAAGCATGGCAACCTTTATCACGCCCAACTTTTAAATTGGGATTTAAAATCTTTTCAATATTGCCGGGATACAGTCTTGTACGTCTTCGCAAGGTTTCAAAATTAATGTTTAATTTATCTGACCATTCACGGATTGAAAGTGTTTCTCCCTTATGTGTTAAGTAAATTTTATTCTTCTTCACCATCACGGCCACCTGTAGGTAAATGATGCCAATAATTTGCACCGACTAAGAGACAACTGTCAACTACAAAAGTACCCATTGCATAATTTTGTGAGATAAACAGGGTGATTTTATCTTCATCATTTCGACCTCCTGACACATATAGACGTGCTAAGCCCATTTTTTGTTCTGCCGGAGTCTGGTTATAGGTAATGATGCAGTCGGCG